TCTTGTCCTGGATGGCTTCGATTTGGCCGTTCTCGTTGAAGAGAAACACACCGAGATTGCCTGTAGCAGCCTCGCACATGAGTTCCTTCATAATCGCAATCACGTTCTGAGGAACGCGGCGAAGAGCGGCGGAAAAAGGGGTAGGCTCAGCGCCAAGAATTTCTTCCACGCCTCCAAGGGTTTCGTTGCCACCCCCGAAGGTACGAGCAGCACCAGGTTCGCTGGTAGGAGCCTCAACATAGGGAGAGACAACAATTTTCGAGCCATCGGTAGCAGACATAAGAGCTGTCCAAGAGGCTTTCAAGAGGATGGAATTACTGGTCGTGAATGAATTCCGAGTGCCATCAGCTTTGTAAAGACGCTGGAAAGCAACCTTCTGAATCTGACCGAAATTCTCGCCACAAGACACGGCCGGAATCTCAGGAAGAGATGTAGCGGCGGGGCATTGGCATGTCATACTCATATTCTTGTTCTTAAAAAGTTAATGTTTTGTGTTTCCCGTAAGAGCTACCTTTTGCTCCTGGCACAAATGTAGATATTTTTTATTAAATACTACGATATTTTTTCTACTTATTAGAATTATTATTGCGGATCCTGACCCCTTTTGCCTTTTTACCACTCTTTTTAGAGAGTTTCATCATAGCTAGATACCTCATAGGGTCGATACAGTGGTTGAACGCATCAATCGGCTTGTTAGTAGTTTTGCCTGTTTTATCCAGCTCCCACATGTAAGACCTCAACTCTGTTATGTAGTTGGTGCTCCTTTGTGTTACGTAGAAGTCGTTCTCCTGGATTACATCGATGCCGAAATTGACAGAGTCTCTTCCCTTAATAGCTTTCACTACGTGAAATCCGTATGCGTTTATCTCGTCTATAGACTTAGGCTCTGCTGAGTCAGCCACAATAAAGTCTTTGCTCTTAATACCCATGCTTCGCATGATATGAGCGATGTCAGAGTTCTTAAGACCTTTCCTGTAGAGCATCTCGTCCCAAATGACTGAACCGTTCCATTCCCACGCCCCTATGAGAGTCGTAGGGTCGTTGGTATAACCGAAGTCTATAGCGTAACCTATAAGCTTAGCGTCTTTGGGGATAGTAGCAATTTGCGTCCAGTTTGTGAAGATAACTCCTTCTAGCGAGCCGAGAAGACCAAGACCATATACTCTCCACCAGTTATGCCAATAGTAGTTTTTGATGTTAGAAGGTTGGAAGAGAGCATCCCCTTCTAGAGTAGGGTCGAAATAAGCCTTGTCCCTAGCTTTCTCAATCTCCTTTATAATAGACTCGCTTAATGCTTCATTATCCTTGTATGTAAGCGTGAGCCATTCCGCGTCCGGGTCATCTTTCAATTCTTCGTGTACCCAGAACTGGTTCGAAGGGTTGAAGTCAAGCCATATCTCATCCGATGTACGAGCTGCGAGTTGATGGTAAGTCTCGAAATTGATATTGTTACACTCGTTAATATAGAGTATCTTACGACGAGGTCCTCTTACACGGGATTCTTGGTCTGCTGAGAAAAACTCTATATAGGAGCCGTTAGAAAAGGTATATTGAAGTAACGACTTATTATAGTGGCTATCTACATACCTTCCTGTGGATTGCATAATCCGAAGGAAATCCTTGAGTGCGCCTTTTCTAAGATGTGGGACTGTCTCAGAGACAATAGAACAATCAGTCCCGGGGTTCTTTATGCAACGGTCAATAAGTATTGGGAGGATGCCATAGGTCTTTCCCCCTGACGTTCCTCCCGGTACAACTTTGATGCGCTTCCGCATTTGGCGGAGCTTAGCGACCGCTGTCGTGTATTTGAACCCCTCGACTTGATTGGTATAAATAGGCATGTTAGTCTTCCTCTACAGGAGGCTGGGGCGTATCTACGAACAGGGGCTGTTCTGTTTTGACGTTGGCATCTACTTTTTCAGACAAGCCAAGGTCTCGGATGATAAGTTGAGGATTATAGCCTCCGATAGCAGCTCCATCGAACTTCTGTTGATAGATAACTCTGTCAATCTGTTCAATGACTTCTTTGAATTCAGGAAAGCGGTCACCCCGGTTCATTTTGATGTCCCGAATAGCAGTTCTAATGCCTTTATCAAGGAGGAAGAGTTCAAAACTCGTCCAAGAGAACGGCCTGGTCGTGGTAATCTCTACGATTTTACCAGCAGACTCGCCAGAGCGGATGAAGTCCTTTTTAATCATGGTGTCTTCCTCTTCTCCGGCGAAGTAGAGACAAGCCATATCCCAGAGTGCTTCTGGAGTGAGTCTAGAACCAGGTTCTCCCATGTCTTTCACAGCTTCCGGCCATTTGCCTATCATAGCTTCCCAGAAGTTTCTCTGCCAGGGACGATAACCATCTTTGCCAATCCGTCTAGAAACTTTCTTTATCGATTGTCTTTTTGCCATAGTGGTTTCTTTTTTCGCAAATATAAACAATCTTGCTTAATTTCTACGACAAACTACTGCGGATATAAAATCACTGCTTGTGTGCGCGTAGTAAAAAATTGGTTCGCGCGCGTAGTAAAAAATTTTTACATCTTTTCTGGGAACAATGATTTTAAGGGCTGATTTTATTGTTCCCATTGATTATCAATGAGTTAAGGGACTATCGGAGACAATAGACTTTTCTATTGTGTGAGTCCTAAAGCGTTGTGTACTAATCTATTAGGCCCCCTTCGGAGACAATAGAGACAATAAATCGCGCGTAGACTTCTTCTCCCAGGCGCGTCGTTCGCGTACGTACTACATACACTAAACCCCTATATAATATCACTTCGTTTTAATGTTGCATAAAGTATTGTCTCTATTGTCTCCGAAGGGACCTAAATGATTAGAAATGAATACGTTTCGCTCACACAATAGCTCACACAATAGCTCACACAATGATTTTATTGTCTCTCGTGCAAGTGAAATTTTTTGGGTTTTTGCTTAATGCGAAGCTAAAAACACTAGAAATGTTGCAAAAGATTTTCGAAACAAGACCTGTTCGTGCGCGCGATGCAAAAAATTTACCCTTGTGTTAGCAAGAGAGCATTTTTATAGCAGTGCTTAATTGGAAAAAAGTTTGGTGGCCCGAACCAGTGGCCGGAAAAAAGTTTGGCGACCAGAATCAGCGGACGGAAAAAAGTTTGGTGGACAGAACCAGTGGGCGGAAAAAGTTTGGTGACCAGAACCAGTGGTCGGAAAAAAAGTTTGGTGACCAGAACCAGTGGTCGGAAAAAAAGTTTGATGGCCCGGCCCCGCGTAGTGAAGATAGAAGGCGCTGATTGTGTGCCCTCCCCCTCCCCCAGGGGGATATGGGTCCCCGGGGCTCCTGTTCCTCCGGGACCCCGAGAGTGTAAGCGGGAGGACCAATATGCAAAAAGTGTTCCAAAGCCCCCGGGGGACTAAGGAAAATTGGTCCCCTGTACCTCGACAAAATGTCGAAATTTTCGACAAAATGTCACAGCGGGATCGACAAAATGTCGCCCGTGCGAACCCCTTGGAAAGGGAGAATTCGTAGTCTCTTTTCCTCACTTTGGCATAGTTTTCGCATGTGAGAATCCGGCACAATTTTTGAATAGGGAAAATTTTTTACACTTCGGCACAATTTTTGCATATGAGAACCCGGCATAGTTTTTGCATATTGGTCCCACGAGATTTCTAGGTCCATTCAAAAATCATGCCAAAATGTTCAAATAAATTTCGAAAAAATTTTGAAAAAAAAGTCAAAAAAATTTTTTTATTTAGAAAAAAAGTATTATATTTGTAGTGTAAAAACCAACTAAACAATTTCAATTATGAAAAAAACAGAGAAAACCCTTTGGGAAAGACAAGAGAAACTAAATCACATTTTATCCAGGGCCGTAGAGGAGGCCCTCTTAGAACAACCCGTCGAGTATTCACGAGAAGAATTTGAAAACGCTCTGAATTTCATACTTGGACACAGTGATTGTCATACCACAAAAGACTAAAATCCCGAGAAGGGGACCAGCCAAAAAAGTTTCGAAAAATCCAAACTTTTTCGATGTAATTAAAAAATTTTTCTTATATTAGCGATACAAACAATTAACCAACTAAACACACAAAATTATGGTACAAATCAACATCATCCGCTACCAAGGTAGCAAACACGTCAGCCTCGTCGCCGACCAGAAGAACAATTCCGCACTGTGCGAAACCTTCCAGGCCACCGCCACCACTCAGGAGAAGGCGGAGTCCCAGCTCCGGAAGAAACTCCAAAAAGCCGTAGAGGGGGAGGACTTCGAACTCGTCTTCCAAGAACCGGCCAAGTTCACCAAACTCACCACAGAGAAGCTCCTCACCTTCTACGACAAGACTGAGAAGATGCTCGGAGCCCACGAAATGATTGAGGAAATCCTCGTCAAGAGAGGAGCCCTCTCCATCATCGAACC